ACAGTAGATACCGAGAGGTATCCATTGTCCGTGAGAGGACAACATCGATGGAATATAGTGGTTGAATTTGAACTGGAGTTTCCCCCACTTCAGTTTATTTCAAAAATTCAATTTACCTAAATGTTCTGTTGATGAAATCTCCTAGATGGAGGACTAGTTATCCTTCATCTTGAAAACATTAACTTCGAAAACCTTTAAACAGGATGTATTCCCGAAAAAGCATACTAGCTTCGGTAGCAGCGATTACGCTACCACGTCAGGAGTATTGAAGTTGGATATTGAAACCTTTGAGAAGCGTTTTCTTTCGAAAGCGTTTTTCTTAGGTGAAAATAAACTAGATCGAGTTCTCACGTCGCTTCTGCACTTAGTTGATTGTGCAGGGTCTTCCATGGAAGATATTGGAGATTTCTCAGTTCTTTTGAACCGAGAGAACTTCAATAGAAAGCTTCGTGTGAACGCCAATAAGTCGATTAGGTACCGTTATAAGATTGAGAGTAGTGAAAAGGGATTTTCTCCAATCACTTTCTCAATCCGTTACGGTATTCCTCTCGACACCATTCTGGGAGAATACCCTTTAGTTTTCCGAAAGGAAACCTCGAGGATTGTTCTCCATTCCCTTAAAATTTCGAACGCTTTGTTCTTGACCATGAAAATGTTCAAGAAATCAGACCTGGTTTCCCTCCAAAGAATTAGGGGACGACAGATCTTCCTTAAAAAGGAAAATCTTTTGTCATCTTTGTTCCTTAATATTTATTCACAATTTGTGAAAAAGGACTTTGGAGAAAAGGCTCTGATTAAGTGTTTGAAAAATTCCCTCTGTCTCATGGTTAGTAAGGCGATGAACCAAAAGGAGCTCCCTGAAGGAGAGTCCATTGATTTGTTCCCGACTGAGGTCTGGAATCAAATCAAGAAGGCTCTCACGACGGAAGAGCTCGTTCGGTTCAGTTTTTCTTGTCTCCAATCCAAATCTCTTTGTCAAGAGGTTCCCGAGGATTTTATCCTGGACACCCTCATTGAACATCGAGACCAACTGAGTTCTCCCCATAGGGGATTATCTCAAGACACGCTCTCTCGTCTGAGAGAGAAGGGTCGGAATTTTGGAAAACATGTTGCTAAATATTATTCAGCAAATCATGGTTTCTTTCCGACCAACAAGGCTTCTTTTGCCTTCCCTCGCGGATGCGGAGGAGTCAAAGGAGACCTTGTGTTCCATAAACGGTTACAAGACCTTCCTTCCAAGGAAGATCCAGATGATCGTATGGAACCGCTTGTCGTTGGTTTATTTGGACAACCTGGAATGGGGAAGAGTACGCAAATCAATTTAATTGTTAGTGAACTTTCCTCCCTATTTCCGGGTGTTGAGAGACAACACCTTACTTACCAAAGAACGTGCCATGTTGAACATTGGGACGGCTATCGTGGACAACCCATAGTCATTTTTGATGACTTGGGTCAGTCCATGGACGGACATGATATCAAAGAGTTTCAAACTTTGGTCTCTTGTTGTCCGTATGTCGTTCCAATGGCCTCTTTAGAAGAGAAGGGACAGAAATTCTGTTCCCCTATCATTATTTGTACCTCCAATTTATTGTATGGTATGAATCTAAAGAATGTATATGGCATGTCGAATCCTATTATCGATGATGCCTCCTTTTGGAGGCGGTTTCACGTACCCTTACTGGTAGAACACCAGGAGACTTATTGTCTCCGTGATCCTCCTAGTTGGGTCCGAGAAGAGAACCTTATTTTCTTGAAAAACAAATTGAGGACTGGGGCAAACCCATTCCCCGATAAGTTTAATCATGAAAGGTTCTTTCAACGATCTCGGGATTTCGACAAGAACGGTATCCAAGAAAAATGGATACCGTTCTCGAACTTTGGTTCCCTCCGTTCCCTTTTTAGGGAACGGAGGGATTACCACGAGAACTTTCGCCAGAACTGGATCCAAACAGTTGTGGACAAGTGTCAAGACACTGCCGTCCTAGATCCTTTACTCAGAGAATTAGAAGAATACGGTTTCACCGAATCTTTTGACTTCAAGAGCGGATCAGGAACGACAAAGTGTCTGAACTTCCCCGCGTTCCCACCGGAAGGGCCTCTACCTGTTAGGGTTGAGCCAATTCCAGAACCCTTAAAGGTTCGGGTGATAACAGCGGGAAGGGGCGACACATTTTGTCTGAAGCCTCTCCAGCGAGCCATGTGGCTCGCTCTCGGGGACTTCCCACAATTTTGTCTCACCCACGGTACTAACAGATTGGAAAGTGCGATTTCTCGTATTTTCGAATCCTCAGACCGTGGGGATGTTTGGATCTCGGGTGACTACTACGCAGCAACTGATTCATTCTCAATAGAGGGCTCCAAAGCTCTCTTAGAAGGAATCCTGGAATCAATAGATCATGAACCAACGAAACGTTGGGCCATGAAAGAGATCTCCCCTCATTTACTTGTTTATCCAAAGAAGACCGGACTTAGTCCTGTCCTTCAGAAATCAGGTCAATTGATGGGATCTCTTCTATCCTTTCCTTTGCTGTGTCTATTAAACGATTGTACTGCCGAGTTTTCTGGAGTACCGTCTTCCAATTATTTAATAAATGGTGACGATATCCTCATGAGAACTCATCCTGATACTTACCCTAAATGGAGAGAAACAGTCCGAGAATTCGGACTGGATCTTTCCCCAGGTAAGAACTACCTTCATCCCGTTTTCGGGACGGTGAACTCCCAACTTATTGTGGGAGGAACTGTTGTAGGTTCAGGAAAACAGATGATCCTAGATAGACGTAGTCGCATTCTTGGCGAGTGTTTAAGAGATTTGGAATTCGCAATGCCGGAAGATTCTCCAGAATCCGTTCAAGATTTATTTAAGTCGGTTAACCGACAAAAATTATCTAGAACGGTCCGGAGCATTTCGGTCCCAGTTAGTCATGGGGGACTTTCATTTTCTTGGGGTAAACCCTTAGAAACAAAGAGGAGTGAGCGTACAGCGAAGCTGTGTTACTTACACGATTTGTTTAAGAAAATGGAGCCCTTGAAGGACTGTATTGCAATTCCCTATCTCTCAACGAGGGAAAGAAACGTATCAAGCATGCGAGAGGAAGAAAGGATTTTTAACGAACCCGTTGACCCGAGTGAATTTCATGAGGACTTTTTAAGCCCGATTGATATTCAGAAGGTCACGAAACGTTGCATGACTCATCCGGGGCTGCGAGATTTACTTCTCGATCAACCTCTGAGGTCAATGCCTTCCTTGAATTTCTTGCATGCATACCAAATTCCTTGTTCTGATAAAAAGGTAAAGAAAGAGCTACAGGTAGCTATTGATTCACTTTTTTTATCTAGATACCTCCAAGGAGGTCAAGAATTTGGGTATGATACGTTCCGAAGGGAATTCCTATTAACCACTATGAATCTGTCGTCAAATACCGAGAAAACTGTGAAACACCTTGTGTCTCTCATGGATCTCGATGTTCGTCCCGATTTCCTTCAGTATATCAATCTCAATTTTGATCCCATAGCGTTTGATCCAAATACTTTTCAGAAGAATTTGGGCTCCGCTTTGAAACCAAAAGAGTTTGATTTACCGAAGGAGGTCGATGACTTTAACGACTTTTCCAAGGAAATTGAGAAGATCTTCTTCGAGCAGTGTTCTGAATTAGGATTATACCCTTTGGGTATTATTCCTTCTTCAGATGACCGTTCGGAGGCTTCTTATTCCCGAGGTGATTCAAGTGACCCTCTTTTTAAAGAGGATCTCTTGGGTTAATAGGAAGTAAGCAGAATGGTATTGGTAGATCTAATTCAACCGATACAGTCATATTGGATTTGCAGATCTGATTTAATCAGTTATGCCAATATGATGG